TGACAGTTTCGCGGGAGCCATCTGCAAAAATTGTGGTCACCTTGTAACTGAAGATGAGTCCTCGCAGTTTGATGACGAAATCGTTGACAATATCTTCGGTGCACTCACCAGAGACTTTCTGAAGTAAAGGCGCATACCGCTTAGTTACCGCTCTGATAATTCTTACCTGTCCGGCAATGGCGCTGATATCAATATAAAGCGCCATCGCTGTTTCTTTGCTGATCCCTGGATGCCTTCCATTCTGATGTTTGACTTCGCCCACTGAGAAATCCTCTGTTTCCCCTTAACGCCGGGGTAGCGGAACTAAGACCTGTCGCACCGTTGTGCTTTGATGGAATACATTGTTCTCTTTAGGTGAACGAAAGTCAACATGATGAATACGCAAAAAAAAAAAAAACCGCCTTGCGGCGGGATGATTCTGTAAAATAAAGAATTATTTTTGTCGTGTTATTGGGTCGACGTATTCTGAGTAAAATTCGGTCAGTTTTTGGAGTCGCATTTGAAAAGCTGCCAGCATATTTCTACGTTCTACAGGTGGCAGGTTTCTGTAAACATCAAGCAGGGCCTTCTCGTCATCATCAAGCGCCTCTCTATTTGTCTCTTCTTTCCCTGTCAGTAGCCAAGAAAGGGAAACGTTTGTGGCTTCTGCAATTTTGGCTGCGGAATCTTTACTGATTGTTCCTCTTTTTTTCCATGCGTTGACTGATGAACGACCTACACCAGCGATACGCGCTAAATCTGAACCACTTAAATGATGCTGTTGAGAGATCGTATCTAACCTTTCTGCTAGCGGGGTGTCGTATTGCTTTTTTCTCATGTCCATTTGGCAATTATAACCGTTCAGTGAACACTAACAATTCCTCGAGGTGTTGACTTGTGTTCGTTTTAAGTGAACAATCGTTGTGGTTAGTTGAACTGGAGGTTGTATGACAGCATTGGACAAAGCAATAAAGATTGCTGGTGGTATTCGTCCGCTAGGGCGTGCAATAGGGGCTTGGCCATCTCAAATACACAAATGGGCAAATGAATACAATGGTCGAGTGCCGACGGGAGAACGGGTTCGTCAAATTTATATTGCAACTGGGGTTACTCCTCATGAATTGCGACCAGATTTATACCCGAATCCAACTGACGGGTTGCCTGCTGGAGATAAGGCTAACACACCAAATACACCGGAGTTGATTCATGAAAATCAAGCATGAACACATCCGCATGGCGATGAATGCCTGGGCGCGTCCTGATGGCGAAAAAGTTCCAGCAGCTGGAATAACCCAGGCTTATTTTGAGTTGGGTATGACGTTTCCTGAACTGTATGACGACAGCCATCCGGAAGCCCTGGCTCGCAATACACAGAAAATTTTCCGCTGGGTAGAGAAAGACACCCCTGATGCAGTTGAAAAAATTCAGGCGTTGTTACCAGCGATCGAAAAGGCAATGCCACCTTTGCTGGTGGCCAGAATGCGCAGCCACAGTTCAGCTTATTTTCGGGAGCTGGTGGAGACGCGGGAGCGACTGGTGAGAGACGCTGATGATTTTGTCGCAGTGGCAATCGCCGGTTTCAATCAGATGAACCGTGGTGGCCCGGCAGGAAATGCTGTGGCAGTACATTGACTGACAATAGCCATATCGAATCGCTTCCGGCAACTCGTGAGTAAAATGATTCGGTATCAGAAGAGGTGAGTATGGCTAACGCCTGGCTCAGATTATGGCATGACATGCCAAATGACCCTAAGTGGCGAACAATTGCCAGGGTGTCAGGGCAGCCAATTGCAACAGTGATGGCAGTGTATATCCACCTCCTGGTGAGCGCGTCACGAAATGTCACGCGAGGTCACATTGATGTCACGACAGAAGATTTGGCAAGTGCGCTCGACGTGACAGAAGAGGTAATTGATTCAATTTTGCAGACGATGCAGGGGCGGGTACTTGATGGTGATTTAATCACTGGATGGGAAAAACGCCAGGTGCTGAAAGAGGACAACGGCAATATTTCGCAAACCGCAAAATCTCCTGCAGAGCGCAAGAGGGCGCAGCGAGAGAGGGAAAGAAAGCGGGAACAAAATGGCGATTGTCACGGCGCGTCACGAAATGTCACGCACATGTCACGACGAGTCACGACAGATAAAGATACAGATAAAGATACAGATCAAGAAGATCAAAACACTATGGTCCATGGCGTAAAAAACGCCACGAACCAGGCAGGGGATGTTCAGACCGTCAATCCTGGTCAGCCAGCAGGCACGACACCGGAAGCCGATTCAGCGTATGCGCTGAAAGCCGATTCGGGCGCTGTGCAGCAGGTGATGACCGCAAGGCCGGAGCAATCACACCAACTGCAGCAGCCTGAAGCCGATTCCGCCATTCAGCGGGAAGCCGATCGGGTAGTCCCGGAAAGCACCGGGCAGTCTGTGGGACGAGTGGATTATCCGGATGTGTTCGAACAGGTCTGGCGGGAATACCCGTTGCGTGCCGGGGCAAACCCGAAGAAATCCGCTTTCAGTGCCTGGAAGGCCAGATTGCGCGAGGGGGTGCCACCAGAGACCATGCTGGATGGTGTGAGGCGTTACGCGAGATACCTGGCGGCGACCGGGAAAGCGGGAACGGAATTTGTTCAGCGAGCGACGACGTTTTTTGGGCCGGACCGGAATTTTGAAAACCCCTGGTTGCTCCCGGTAAGCGGCACGAACAACCAGCGTTGTGTGAATCATATTTCTGAACCGGATACCGAAATTCCGCCGGGATTCAGGGGGTGATGTGGCATGAAAAACATTGCGGCAGCCGGGGTTCTTGAACGTATTCGCAGACTTGCACCACAGGCGTCGGTTCCACCGTACCGGACGGTGGAGGAGTGGCGGGAATGGCAACTTGCTGAAGGACGAAAACGCAGCGAGGAGATTAACCGCCAGAATCACCAGTTGCGGGTGGAAAAAATCCTGAATCGTTCGGGCATCCAGCCTCTGCACAGCAAATGCTCGTTTGCGAATTATCAGGTGCAGAACGACGGGCAAAAATACGCGCTGAGCCAGGCCAAATCCATAGCTGACGAACTGATGACCGGGTGCACGAATTTTGTGTTCAGCGGTAAGCCGGGTACCGGAAAGAATCATCTGGCAGCAGCCATTGGCAACCATCTTCTGGCGAAAGGTCGCAGCGTGATTGTGGTGACGGTGGCGGATGTGATGCTGGCGTTACACGGCAACTACGACAACAAAAACTCGGGCGAAAAGTTTTTGCAGGGGTTGTGTGAAGTTGACCTGCTTATCCTGGATGAAATCGGTATGCAGCGGGATACGCGTAACGAACAGGTCACACTGAACCAGATAGTCGATCGCAGAACGGCCTCGATGCACAGCGTCGGGATGCTGACGAACCTGAACCATGCGGCGATGAATACGCTGCTTGGTGAGCGCGTGATGGACCGCATGACCATGAACGGTGGTCGCTGGGTGAATTTTAACTGGGAGAGCTGGCGTTCAAATGTCAGTCATTTAAGGGTTGCGAAGTAATTTCAGGAGGACTCATGGCAAGCGTTTTTACACCTGAACAGCGGGAAGAACTGAAGGCACGAATTATCGGGCTGGTACACAGGAACAAACGCATGACGATGTCGCAACTGGAGAGGGCAACGGGGGCGGGCTGGCATACGGTCAGACGTTGTCTTGTGGATGTGGTTGCTTGTGGTGATTTGTACATATCCGGTAAATACGGTGTTTTTGTATCAGAACAGGCGTATCAGGCGTGGTGTAAAACTCCGAAGAAAGCTGCCCCGGCACTGGTCCGGAAGTTACCTGATGGTGAAATCCGTCGCTACGACAGAGACATGAACATAATTTGCCGGGAATGCCGTAACAGCGAATCAATGCAACGTGTACTGGCGTTCTATCGGGGTAATTTTCAGGAGGTGATGGAGTGAGGGTGAGGGTTTATATCGCCGGTCCGATGACCGGGTATAAAAATTTCAACCGTGAGGCGTTCCACAAGGCGGAAGAGGAACTGAAACGGGAAGGGCATACAGTCTTAAACCCGGCAGTACTTCCGGACGGGCTGACACAGCCGCACTACATGGATATTTGCATGTCAATGATACGCTGCGTGGATGCGATTTACATGCTGAAAGGCTGGCAGCGGTCGGCAGGCGCTAAGGCAGAACTGGCACTGGCGGAGAAGCTGGGGCATGCAGTTATTTTCCAGGAGGCAAACAGTGAGTAACCAATGGCGACCAGATATTTGCCCAATAACCGGACGTGCATTTTTCATGTGGATTGAGCATCCGAAATTGGGAAATGTACCGACGTATGGTGGCCCATTAGACAGTTACACCATTCCAACAAAGGACAGCGATGGTGAGTTTTCGTGTGAGCGTTACGATCATGATTTCGGTGGCTGGGTAGAAAGCGAATGTCTAGGGTTATATCTGATTGATGATGAAGAACAATGCAGAGTCTACGAACTCGAGGAGCGCGTTAAAGAGCTGGAAGCGCGGGAAGTTCATTTACCGACTCGCTACGGCCTTCGATATGGACATCCGATAAATGCTGATGAGCGCCACGTCATGATACCTAAAGAAAATGGCTGCTGGATTTATCTGGCTGATTTAGAGCACGTACTACGTGTTGCTGGTATTCGCATCAAAGGAGAGGAGCATGGAAATAAAACCAGAAGATGAGTTAAGTAATATTGTTTTATTTCCGGTAAAAGAGGATGACCCACGTAATCAGGTTAATTTTCTTTATGAGCCATCGGAAAGACCATATTGTCATCACGCCTCTGTCCGGGTTGACGAAAAAGAGCGTCAGGTCCGTTGTAAAATCTGCGGTGCAGTTGTGGAGCCGTTTGACTGGATGCTCTCTGTGGCGAAAAGAGAAACCAGACTGGCAGATGATGTAAGGCTATTGCGCCAGGAGGAACAGGAAAGGCGGAAAAATATAGAAAAGTTAATTCAGATTGAACGTAACGCGAAAGCGCGGATACGCAGGGCGACAAAATCCAGAACTGAATAAATAAATTTAGTGCTGTAAATAAAAATTTAATCCTTAACCGGAGGGATTTCTGCACCCTCAAAACATCAGGAGGCCGCCTGAAAGGGCGGTAAGAAATGACTACATTATTCAGAAAAGAATATCCGAGAAAAAGTAGAGCGACAGAATTTTTGTTTCTCATTATATTTATCGTGTTGATGATACCGATACCCCCGCTATTACTGGTCTGGTTTATCGTGAAAATAATTGAGCCAGTTATTGAATTGTATAACGACGTGGTGTGGGCGTCGTTCAGCACACTGCACAATAAAATTAATCCGTATAAGGAAAGCTGATATGGCACTGACGAAAAAACAACGTGCAGAGCTGCGCATGAAGTTCGGCGGTCGCTGTGCTTATTGCGGCTGCGAACTTGGCGAAAAGTGGCATGCAGACCATGTAAAACCGGTCATTCGTTTTGATGGAAATATGCTTCACCAGGAACGTGACGATATATCCAATATGGTTCCGGCATGCCACCCATGCAATCTGCACAAGCATTGCAGTAGTCTGGAAGATTATCGGCGAATTATCAGTGATGGTCGTCGTGAATTCCTTGCGTCCGGGAAAGGCAAAGCGCTGGTTCGTATGGGATTGGTTGAAATGAAATCTGACCCAGTTGTGTTCTGGTTTGAAAAATATCAAGAAGGGGCTACGGCATGACGACTTTTACCAGAGAGCAGTTAATAGCTCACGCAGAGGAGACTATTGAAGCACAGAGACTGTGCATACCGGGCACAATCGACCATGACATCATCCGCACATATAAGATGGATATTGCTGTTCTGGAAATCGCACTGGTATCGCTGGCAGCAGAGCCAGCCGGTAAATTGCATGAATACAAACCAGTGGGATATCAGCGTCTGGTCGATGAGTTAACCATGCTGGTAAAGCAGTTAACCTGGCAACTGAGGAAAGCGAAGCCAGACTGCAAATTACCGGATAAGGCGATGAGTTATCTGGAGCGGAACGGACTGATAAGCGTGGAGGATATTTTACGATGACCTGGCCTGAAGCATTCACAACGGTAGGAATTGCGATGGCGGTGGCGCTGGTGGTGTATTCGATTTGCCGCTGGGGATAAATCGCCGAAAAAAGATCCCGACATAAACATGAGCCGGGATCTTTGATTTATATAGCCTACGAATCCGCCAGTAAGAGAGGGGGGCGGACGGTTAATTCTAACACCGGAATGATGTGGGTAAAAGTTTATAAGAAATCGGTTTCATAACTTTGCCCACCATGATAGATACCGACAATAAAGACTTTTCTGCTATCAACGGCAAAAGCAATAATCGTTCTGTGGCGGAAATGAGTTACCCGCATCCCCTGGCGAATATCATCGCGTTTATTGCCCCGATGCGGGAATGTAGAAAACCCATCAAGATAATCAAGAAGCGCATTGGCATAATTGTCAGCAATGACGTTCCCTGCTTTCTCCGTTATATACCTGTGCAGGTTGATTATTTGTTGTTCGGCCTCAGGAGTAATGATGACTTCATATGTCATGCAGATTACTTCCCGGATCGAATCGCGGCGCGAACCTGTGAAATGGAGCGTCCGTTGTTTGGGTTTTCGCGGATAGAATCAAGAGAGGGGGCGGCTGAATGCGTTAACCACGCTTCGATTGCTTTATCGCGCTCATTCAGTGCGCGAAGCCCTTCACGAATGACCTCGCTTTCTGAAGCATAGGCACCGGAAGCCACACGGGCGCGCACCATGTCAGCCATTTCGTTAGTTAATGTAATGCTGAATTGTTGGGTTGTACGCATGGTAAACCTCACGGAGTAGGATAGAACACCATTCGATGATAGCACGTTGCCTGTTGACGACAACAGAAATCAGAGACAATATTGCCGCACGCCAGCTTGAACAACTGGCACCTGCTGCGCCAGCAGAGAAAACCGATGGCGCACAATACCAAACATCACAATTCTGATATCGCCCCTGCCAGCAGGCAAGGGCGGTGTTCTCACACATTCAAATATGACTGGTATCAGCACGATCCCTGCACTGAAGAACAGGCCGAATGGCTGATTCATAACTACCGCAGACGTGGGTATGAGTTTAAGAAAGCCCTTAGCCTCGACTACCGTCACTGGATAATCTACGTCAGGCTCCTTTATTCCGAACGCCCGCCGCGTCCGTCCCGCACATTCCAGCAACGCATCTGGAGGTAACGTGCGGGTATTACTTCGACCTGTTCTGGTACCGGAACTCGGGCTGGTGATCGTTAAGCCGGGCCGTGAATCCATGCCGGTATTCCACAATACCCGGGTACTGGTGGAGCCGGAACCGAAAAGCATGCGTAATCTGCCGTCCGGGGTTGTTCCTGCCGTTCGCCAGCCGCTAGTGGAAGACAAAACATTGCTGCCGTTTTTCAGTAACGCACGGGTGATTCGTGCTGCTGGTGGTGCTGGTGCATTGTCTGACTGGCTGTTGCGCCATATTAAATCCTGCCAGTGGCCACACGGCGATTATCATCACAGCGAAACCGTCATTCACCGTTATGGTACCGGCGCAATGGTGTTGTGCTGGCACTGCGACAACCAGCTGCGCGACCAGACATCCGAATCACTCGGGCAGCTTGCTCAACAAAATCTGACAGCCTGGATGATTGACGTCATCGGTCACGCAATAAGCGGTACGCAGGAGCGTGAATTATCTCTGGCTGAATTATCCTGGTGGGCGGTCCGCAATCAGGTGGCGGACGCGCTACCGGAAGCGGTATTACGTCGTTCGCTGGGGTTGCGTGCGGAAAAAATCCGCTCAATGTACCGTGAAAGCGACATCGTGCCGGGAGAGCAGACCGCCACCAGCATACTGAAACAGCGCACAAAAAATCTTGCGCCGCTGCCTCACGCCCACCAGCAACAGAACCCACCACAGGAAAAGACGGTGGTCAGCATTGCCGTTGATCCTGAGT